AAATTCAGAATCTTTCAGAACTTTTTCAGAAAAATTCAGCAATCTTTCAGAATTTTTCAGAACAGATTCAGAACTCTTTAAGAACTTTTCAGAACTTGCGTTTTTCTCCTTCTGTCTTTGATAGTACCGGCGATTATACTCGCTTTTCTTTGCCTTCTTCTGTTTGATCTCTTCATTTTCTTCCCGGAGAAATTTTAACGCGAACCATTCAGGTGCTTCCCAGTCATCCCCGGCGTCCGAACCAACGAGAAGGGCCAGAAGGACCCTATCTCGTTGGTCGGTTGTGAGGTTGAGCAAAACATCTCTTCCACTTTCAGTGATGTAAAGAATTCGCATAGGTTTCCTCCCTCATAAGCGAATCCCAGAGGTAGAGATCGAACCCCCGCGTTTGGATAAAAAGGCTTTCAATTCGTCTGGGGAAAAGTAAACCCGGCTGCCAATGTTGACTGCTTGAATATCCTGAGATTCCCTCAACCTGTCCAGAGTATCGGTGCTGATATTAAGGGCCTGAGCGGCCTCTTTCCGGGTCAACAGCAATTTTTCCATTTTAGACTCCTTTCTCAAAACGGCAGCGGTCCGTCCCCACTGTCGTTGTCCCAGGGCAAGGGCCCATTATCAGGAATGGCGGCGAAGCCGTTCGAGGGCGCTGCGGCCTTTTTCAAGGGCTTGTCCTGGGGCAAGGTGTATTCCCCGCTGCGGACCCGATCTGCGCTCATGGCGCGGAAAGGACGCACCGCCCAGCCGGCTTTCCCGTTATAGGACCATTCCTCATTCCGGAAGAGGATGCCCACCAGCTTCCCCACCAGGGAAGTTTCCTCCCAGTTCCAGGTGTAGCCGGGGTTGGAGTGCTCAAAGGCGGTGGTCAAGCCTTTGAAGGAACTCTTTGTCAGTTCGTCTTTGTCGGTCCCATCGTCTTTGGGCAAGAACTGACGAATAACCCCCTTCCACTTTTTATCCTGCATGGTGTTGGCCTTAAACTCTTTGGAGAAGAACCCTCTCTGCTCTCCCTCCTCAATGTCGAAGAGGACCAGCAGCTGGGGGCCATAATTGGTATCCGCAAAGGATACCTGCTTGACCCGGCAGACATAGGCGTCCAGGGGGAGTTTGGGACGGTCAGAGAACTCCTGCACGGAATCCCAATTTTTCGGTTTTTGAATCATGGTTTTTGTTCCTCCTTGTGGTTGATTTGATTTAATTCATTTCGGATTGTATCCAGAATGCCGATCATGGAGAAAATAACTTCTTCCTGATAATGAAGAAGTAATATGCAAGACTTTGACAGGCTGTTTAATTCTTCATTGATGTCAGCTTTGTTCTCCGGTGCTTGGATCATTCGCTTTGTTCCTCCTCTGTGTAAAATATAAGGGGGCATCTGCTCCCGATGTATTTGTCTGGGTACTCGCAAATTTCCCCGTTGAGACCGCAGCTGCGGTAGTTGCGGCGGTAGTATTTGCACTGATAGCAGCTAATGTCCACGTTATCCTTAAAGTCAACGGGAAACGTCACCTCAACCATGGCACGGGCGCGGATATATTCCTTCACCCCGCGGGAGAATTCAGCCATTGTCTGTCGCCTCCTTGGGAGATGTGGTGGGGAGCAGCCCCCAATACTCTCTAATCTGCTGATCGACAAATTTCAGGTCATTCTCAATCTCCAGGTCAAACATTTCTTCCGGCGACTTGGAAATGTCCATCCCGTTGGACTGGGTGCGGAAGAAATGGCGATCCCCTTCCACCATGCAGCGCAGACAGATTGTGACCATTCCCTCAATGCAAACCTTCTCGTCCAGCAGCTTTCCAATGGTCCGCAGCCTGGTTTCTCCAAAATCGGATGTAGTTTCGTGCATGAGGATATAGACGATGACATCCTCTGGAAGCTGTGCCTGAATGAACATCAGCAGCCGCCAGAAATTGTCCGCGATATCGTTGTAGAGGTCGAACGTAGAACTTCCCGCCTTGGGTGCGGAATGACCTTTCATGAAAGTGTTCGTCAAAAGGTACCCAGCGTCATCAATGACAGCGGTTTTGGTGGGCATCTTTTGCAGGCCAGTGGTAATGGTCTGGTAGCTGTCTGTCTTCATCTGGTATCGGAAGGTCCCGGGGAAAGGCAAGCGTTTGCCCACCACGTTAATCAAAAAGATTTCATCTGGGGCAAAGTTTTTCAGGGAACGGGACTTCCCAGACCCGCTCTTGCCATAGATCAAAATTGGGAGCCCAATAAGTCATTCCTCCTTGCTTCTTCAACCCATACCCATGCAAACCCACCGACATGTTTGCATTTTTGGTGATTTGCACACTCACAGATGTGGGAATGCGATAATTTTGTTGCCCTCGCAGCCGCTTTTGCACTTGGATACGTTGCAATGATATTTGTACCGTCAATTTGGGAAATAGGTTTACTGGACAAAGCACCATTTCTTCTCGCGGCAGAAAGTCTTTTCTCTGACCTAAAGTTTGCATTTTTCAGGTGACGAGAAAGTCTCGTTCCGTGATTCATATTTTCTTTCGCAGTAACCCACTCCAAATTGGACACATTGTTGTTCATCTTGTCTTCATCAATATGATTTACTTGCGGTTTTCTATCTGGGTTCGGGATGAATACTGTTGCAACAATGCGATGAACCAAATGAATTTTCCCTTGACCGCCTCTAAATAACTGTATATGAGCATATCCATTGTTTGCTTTGATCGGGGTGAGCAAACGATCTTTCCTCGCACTCCATATTTCCCCTTTTTCTGATACAGCATAAAGCCCTTCGTATCCAGGAATTGTGGAAAATCCTACTGGAATCCCGATAAGTCATTCCCCCTTTTCGCCGCAGTCCAGGTATTCCTGCAATAGGTCCATCTTCTCGTCCAGATAGGCGGACATGGTGAAACTGTTATATAAGAACATGTAATCCATGAAGTCATCCAGGCATGTGTCCATGATAAAGTTCCGGCATGTCCTGGCAGAAACCTCTATGACCACCTTTTTGGGGAAAAAGTTGATTCGTTCCTCCATCTTGACAAACCTCCAATTTTTGTTACAATAAAGTTAAGCGGAAGAAACATAGCTTATTTTTTCAAGTATTCTCCTTTCTGAACTCTGCCGGTGCTGCAAACCGGCAGAGTTTATTTTTCGCCTTTTCCACGGAGTTCTTTTTTCCATCGGGTGATAACCGTGGTATTCACGCCGTAATGGTCGATCAGCTCATGGTATCGAAGCAGCTTCTCCTTCTCTGGGAAGTCCTCCGGCATAGGGATGCGGTACCGGCCTAATTTTTTGTTTGGGCACCTACCGTTGCAGTCTGGCTTAGTACAATTCAAGCACTGCTGGATTTTCTCCGGGGAATCCCATCCAGGGTAGATTCCATTGCGTTTTCGGCGTTGGCCGGGAATGGGTTCAGAGGGCGCGTCGGCCCACGGCTTCCTCCCTTCGGTCTGCACCTTGACCCCGTTGATCTTCACCATATCCCCACCCCCTTTCACACCTGGGGCAGAGATATACCTTCTCTCCAGGTTCCAGGGCGGACACGTTCCACCGCTGCTTACACCGGCGGCAGAGACGATACACCGCGCCCCTCATACCACACGGAAGGGGATGCCCCGGCGGGCCAAGGCGGCGTTGATCCGGCTCTTCCCTACCTCCCTTCTGCGCCGGGCCTCCTGGCGCTTTCTGGCCGCTGGGGTAATGGCCCGTAACAGGATGTCCATATCATGGCGTTGCTTGATCTCTTGTACTGGGTTCATTCCAAGTTCTCCTTTCTAAATTTTCCCGGCATGAATGATTGTTAAGTAATCCTCATCTGTAAAGCGAAGTGCTTCCCCCATAAGGATCAATTCATTGAGGGTAAACTTCCCTGGGTCTTTTCGACGGGCCTGCAATGGAGGTCTCGTTTGCAATCCGATGAGCATCGCAATGTTTTCTTCTGTCAGTCCAGCTCTTGCTTTTCCAATACGATACACAACGCCGAATTCATCCCGCCACCGGTCTACCCGGTTTTGCTTCTTCCTTCCCATTGTTTCGCTCCTTTCTGGATGTCTCAATGTCAGAGACATTACAGCGGTAAATTCTCGCCAGATGTACCCACTTCTTCCGCAGAGGGAACGTATTTCCTTGTTCCCAATGACTAATTGCAGATCGCTCAAGATCAAGCATCTTTGCTGCGGCTTCCTGGGTTAAACCGGCATTGATTCTCAATTCTTTCAGATTGATAAAAATCACTCCATTCAATTGTTTTTTGTATGAATCGCTACTATCAAAAACACACTATCTCATGCGAAAATGTTTGTAGCGAAGCAAATCCAAATAAAGGAGATATCAGAAAACAATGCAAAGCAGGCAACAATGTTGCGCCAATTTGTATTATCTTCTTGACCACTTCCTGGAGTTATGCTCAAAAGCAACCATCTTAAATTTGCTATAATCGTAATGACGAAATGACAAATTATGTAAGTGTTTATTGGGAATTGACCTCTTTTCTTCCAACCCAGCGCATGAGGGACGGTTCCATAAAAGAAAGGAAACGAAGCATCAAGGGGGAGAGATGCTGAAATAAGGTTAAATCGGAACCGCCCCTCATACGCTGGATTTAGTTATTTCTATTATCATCCTGCTTTCAGGAATAGTAATCGGAAGGTTTCCCTCCCCTTTGGTGTTACCAAGGTCTGTGTCCCAGTCCATTGGGTCTTCTCGTTGAAGCACTCTTTCAATTCAAACAAACCGTTGTTAACATGAACCTGATAGGGCATCAGCTTACCTTTTTTGTCCCGGTACAGGTATTTACGAGAAAGAAGGAAAGAAATAAACTCTTTCGGTTTGACCCCGAGTTCCTTGGCTGTTTCCCGAAGACCTGTTAAAAGATTCCGGTCTACCAAATCGTCAAAGTAGTCCGCCTTTGGCTGCATGATCTGGTTTTCCACCGTCAGGGCGGACAGTCGGACTTTCTGATTCTCGATGGTCTTGTTCGCCATAATGAGCGCCGCCGCCATGAGTTCCTCGGGGGTCATGTTCTCCTGGCCGTTGATGTACCCACCGTTCTTGCGGATGGAGGGGAGAACCTCATCAAAAATCCAGCGTTCAAATTGATCCGCACCTGGTAATTCTGACCTGGCAGCCAGGCGGTAGATATCACCCTCGGGGATAAAGTTCATTTCCTGTTCTCCTCCGTTTGTAAGGGTGCGGCGCTTCACCGCCCCCTTGCAATGAGCAGAAACCGCGTCCTTCGGGCGCTTATACCCAAGTGCCTTTGCTACATCAGACCCGCAGAACAGCACCTTGCCATCTTCTTCGATGGTGCGGATTTGTCCAAACTCGGGATTGTTGAAAATTATCAGTTCGCTCATTTACACACTCCTTCTCATCGTTATCATATTTATGTTTATTAGTTGTTCGCGTTTACGCGAGTTAATCAGCAAAAAAAATATCTGTTCGCTCAGTTTCATTAAGATCTAAAATTTCTGAAAGCTTAGAAGCTTGATCTAACGTGAAGGTTGCACCGCCTCTACTTAATTTCCGGTAATACGTAGATTGGTTAATACCAAGTTCCTTGGCTATTTCTGCGCCAGTTTTCTCCTTTTCTACTATTTTTCCTTTCAGGCGATTAATATTTACAGACAAAATAGCTTCTCCTTTCTCGCGGCTTCGCGATTTTATACTTATATAATACTCGCGTATCCGGTAAATGTCAATATATTTTTTGCGCTTATGCGATATTTTTTTATTCCTTGTATTGCATTTTTGCTATGATTATGATTTAATACAAATGATGAGAGGTGATTAAAATGCGTGTTGGCGAACGCATCAAATCAAGGAGAAAAGAAATTGGATTATCTGCTGAAGAGGTTGCAAAAGAACTTGGCGTTTCTCCAGCAACTGTGTATCGGTATGAATCTAATGATATTATGAACATGAGAATTGATAAGCTGGAACCGATTGCAAAGGCTTTGCGTACAACTCCTGCCTATCTCATGGGTTGGGAAGATGACAAAAAAGAAAATCCTCCGGCCGAAAGCCAGAGGATTCTTGAAAGTGTCAATTCATCTGAAAATATAGACTTGCTTCTTCACATAATAAAGAATGAAGCATCTCTCAGCAGGGAACAACTTTTGAAGCTGCAAGGTTTTGTGTCAGCGCTGGAAGCGGAAGATAAATAAAAGCATTTAACAAGCTGTAAAAAGTCTTTTTCTCTTTATCTTACAGTTTAGACCCTAATATATCTTCTAAATAGTTTTTTGCGGCTTCAATCGTTCTCTCGCCAAGGTATGCTGGCTCATCTATCATAATATCATTAATTTCAATCGTATATTTAGTTGGTGTTGTAGACCTATTAGGGATGTTAATAGCAAAAGAAAAATTCTCTGATGGAATAATCGCTCCGTTTAACATTAAGAGTGCAGATTCCCCGTCCGAGGCAATTAAAACTTTATTATATCTATCCATACAATCCCTCCAGGATAGACAAAGCCATTATTTTAACGAACAAAAAAACCTAATTGCTTTGCTTCTTCTATTACGATTTCTTGTTTATCTTTAGATAGCTTCATTATACTATTTATCAGTGTATTGCGCAAATCGGAATCAGGAACACATTGTTTCGCACTTTCCATGCACATAACAAAACCCTCCATAAAGTAAGCGATAACAGTATCGTGTTATTTTAATCTACAATACCCGTTAGGATCTTCACCGCTGGATTTGTCATATTTTACCATAATATAACAGAAAAAACAACACAGGAAATGTCGAACGGCATAAAATTTTGCATCCTGCGTTTATTATAGCATATATTTCCCAATTGTGTCTATGGGGAATAAACGAGGAGTTTTTGTTCCTGTGTCCAGATATTCATGATACAAGGAGGTCTTATTATGAAAAAGAGAGTTCTTGCGCTTGCCCTTTCCCTTGTGGTGGTTGTTTCGGTTTCGGCGTGTGATTCTTCGGAATCGTCTGCAAACGAACAAGGAGAGAATATTAGTTCAACCGATGTCGTGTCTAAATTCACCTTGCCGGTGGAAGAAGTAACGACACTTGGATTCAAATTCCTTGCTCCAAGTACATTGGAAACAAAAAAGTATGAAAATGGAGCTATTAATTATTTTTATTCTCCTGGAGAATATGAAACAATTACTATCGGAGTGTGCGAAAACAACTACGATGTCAAAAATGAAAAAGAATTTGTAAAGCACGTCAATGATTTAGGAAAAGATGACGGTTCTGGGTTTATTCCTCAAAATTTCAAAGTGATAACAACAGAAAAAAGAAAGAATTCAAACGGATTAACATTCTACTATTACGAAACATCACAGACAATAGGAGATGGGGAATTTTTGCAATGCGGCGGAACATTCCCAAACGGCGACACGTCTACATGCATTTTTATCGGTGGTGATAAAGATAAAATAGGGTATCTTATGAGTGACTATTTTGCAATGTTGGATTCTGTTGAGAAAGCATAAACAGTAATTTTGAGCGAGAAGGTAACTAATTAGAATCCCCCTGGTGCGGTAACACCAGGGGGACCTTCTAAATAGGGTGATATGAGATGCTCCACATCACCCTCCAATCATATCAGAATGGAGGAAGAAAAGCAACATGAAAAAGAAAATGCCAACCGCGACAAAGCTTCCAAGCGGCTCCTGGCGCTGCCTGGTGACCGTAAATGGCAAAAGGGTATCTATTACCGCTGACACACCAAGTGAGGCTCAGGCGAAAGCTATCGCCCTGAGAGCGGGCCTTATAGATAAGAAGAAGGAAAAGAGAGGGGTGAAAACACTTTCAGAGGCAATCGATGAATATATAGATCAGAAATTTAACGTATTGTCTCCAGCTACCGTTCGAGGGTACAACACAATCAAGAGGAACAGGTTCAAGACGATTATAAGCAGAAATATTTTTGATCTAAGCAAAGACGACGTTCAAAGAGCAATAAACGATGAAGTTAAGGTCGCTTCGGCTAAAACAATCAAAAACGCCTATGGGCTTGTTCGGACTGTCTTAGAGGCAAATGAAATTTATATCCGAGGAATTAAGCTCCCCCAAATCATAAAACCAAATAAAAAATATATTCAAGAGGAAGAAATATCAAAGTTATTAGAAGCGATCAAGGGTGACCAATGTGAAGCTGCCATTCTTCTCGCGTTGTGTACTGGTATGCGTAGATCCGAAATCATTGGACTGTGCTCAGACTGTATAAATGTAGAAGCTTGCACGGTAACTGTCCGGCGAAAGATGGTCCCAAATGATAAAAACAAAATGGTTTTAGTCGGTGGCGCCAAAAATGAAATGTCACAGAGAACTGTAATCTGTCCAAAGTTTGTTATGGATAAAATAGAACCATTGATTAAAGAAAATAAGACAACACCGATATTTAAGTTTCATCCTGATACGCTGCGAAAACATATTCATAAAGCCTGTGAAATCGCCGGGATAACAGATACGGCAACCCATGGGCTTAGGCATACAAACGCCGCATTGATGAAATATCTCGGCGTAGACGATGCCCATGCAATGCAGCGCGGCGGGTGGTCGAGCGAAGCAACTTATAAAAAAACCTACTCTTATGTATTCGAATCTGCGGCCAAAACAGGGGATGAAAGCATAAACAACTACTTTGACAGTCTTACAAACAGAGAAAAAATCGCACACGAAACTGCACACGAAATTCTAAAACACATTGATAAATAAGGAAAAATTAAATTTTTTCGGGATGGTTCAAATCCCTCCTTCTCCGCCAAAAGAAAAGCCTTGATCTTCAATGGATCAAGGCTTTTTCCTTTGTGTATCAAAGGTTTTTGCAAATCGAAATGAATTTAATGTGGTTCATTTTGGAGACACAAAAAAGCAATCAAACCCGAAAAAATGCACACGAAATGCACACGAAAAAATACCGTGTGTCCATTTTTAATGTTTCACGACATACTCATAATAGGAAGCCAGCTTGTCTTTTACTGCATCCTGGTCGTCAAGCCAAAAAGCTTTTGCAAAACTAATATATGCATCAATATTGTTTATTCCCAGCTTCTTAAAGACTTCGGACAAATCACTATAAGTTGCATTCATGGCAACCTGAAATTTAATGGGGTCCTCTCTTATTCCGTGCTTTTCCATGATGCTACGGATTTGTTCCATATTCCAGTGAGGCCCACGTGTCCCGTCACTGTTTTCCATTTTCCTCATCCACTCATGAGCAATGGATTCATTGAGTTCTGGAACAAACATCGAACGAGCACCGCCTACCAGATTGTTTTCTCCGTGCATTCTGTCTCCCTCTCTCTTACTCGGGAAATTTACAACTGAACCACCGTGCATGTTTGTTTCGTAGTTACGTTCAAATCCAATAGGACGGGTGTACGATCTATCGTCAGAATAATTCATGCCCATATAGTTATTCTGAGGTTCGTATCTCATGTCAGACCAGTCGCGCATTCTCTCAGAGTAATAAGGCGGGAGCCAATGACTGTTTACATCATAATCTCCCATTCTGCTTTGTGGTGCATAGCGGCCGTTGTCATAATGTTCACGCCCTCTACGATCTCGGAACTTATCTTCGGGACCATATTCCATTCGATATCCCCTATTATATTCCTGATCTCGTTTATTCCCTCCGGCCATCATGAGCATTTTAGTCGAACGTTTCATTCGTTTTACCTCCTTAAGCAGTGGGTGCGGGCGCTGCCCCGCCATCAATAATCAATAAATTGTTATCAGGAGAACAACAAGGATTTCCTATCATACGAAACGAACCGCCGGTCGGCGTGGTAGAAACACAGACAGAATAACGTGTACGGGTTCTAATGCCCGCCGCAGTTACTTGAGAACAGTTGCGCTTAGTCAGTGGATATAATTCGGTCCCAGAACCAATGGTAATATAGACAGGAGCATTAATAGTTGTTGCCGTAGGTATCGTTTGCGCGACAACAATGCAATACTTCTCCCTGTTTTTATAACTACCAGCCGGGAGGTTGATTTCAAGATTGCCGCCAGTGAATGCGACAGCATGGGAAATTACTAAGTTATCGCAAAGCTTACATACAGGTTTGCAAGACATAATTTTACCTCCAAAAAAATCAAGGGCGGCAGACTATTGCCCGCCGCCCGAAGTAATCACGGCAAAGCCGGAATATAAAAGTGATTTCTTCTAATCAGTTTAGCACCCACAGCCACAACCGTTTCCGGTCCCGCAGAAGGGATAAGGCGCAGGAACCTGATATGCCGGGACCGGCATCGGATTGATACGACGGATCAGTTCAGAAGTCTGTGCATCCAATGTGGCCGTCAAATAGCTGTTCTGGCTGGCCTGGGATGCTGCCAACTTAAGAGCCTGATTCTCAGACTGGAGAGAATCAATCTTAGACTGAACCATGAAATCCATCAGGCCGCGATAGTTTGCGTTCTGGTTGTCAATGATATCGCGGGTGCTATTCTGAATGGTATTTCTGGTATCGCATGCCTGTGTAGCCATGTCATAGCGGACACCCTGGATTGCATTCTGTGTCTGGCAGCAACAATCCTGGAGGTTATAGCCAAGCTGACACATAGACTTGTCTACGCCGCTGAAACCCTGAAGCATTGCAACATTGGTATTGTTGAATCCACTGGTAATTGCATTGTTCAGCGCATAGGTTGAATCACAAATACCCTGCTGGATGTTAGAAATACCACGCTCAACGCCATTAAAAGCAATTGCTTCATTCACATCTGCACGAGTGGCATAACCCTGGAACCCAGGGCTGTTAGAGCCGCCGCCAAAACCGCCCCAACCATTACCGCCCCAGATCATAGCCAAGATAATAATGGCCCACAGACCATCTCCCCAGCCGCCGAAGCCACTGTTGTTGCCGTTTCCGCTATCACTGCCAAGAGCGTAACCAGTTGCACAATCGTTATCCATTTGTTTTCTCCTTATCAGTTATTCACACCGGTGTGCACCCCGGATGCGTACAAAACACATCCAGTTTTTTTCAAGACCCGGAAACTGATAGGGAGTTTTTATTTATCTATTACTTGGGTTGTTTATACCAAGTTGTCTGGCAATGTCATTGATAGATACGCCACGTTCTTTGGCCATATTTTCTGCCATTGTTTTTAATTGCTGAGGATTCTTTCCTTGAATCATTTTTAATGCTTGAGCCACTTGTGGATTTTGCCCCGCCATTTTTTGAAGTAGTTGCATAGGGTCTCCACCGCCCCGCATTGTTTGCACAAGCATCATAAGAGGGTTATTCATTGGTGCTATCATTGTTCTTTCCCCCGCCTTGTTTTAACTGTTCTACTTCTTGTCTAAGCAAGTTTAATTCATCCCTTGTTGCAAATTGATTTGTTTGCTGGAGGGGCTGATCTTGTTCATATCGGAATGAAAGAAAATCTGAGGAGCCGGTATTCTGATTAAATCTTTTGATGTATACCATTCCATGGCCTAAATCTGGCATAATGGTGCCAGGGCTAAAATAATCAGTCTGGACAGCGACAGCTTCCTCTCTGCTTGTTACCGGACGACAGGTATATCCATTTTGTTGGGTTTGCATTGAAGGTTGCTGTGGCTGTTGTGGTATCTGTGACCCAATATAAGTTTGCGGGGACTGATATTGCATCTGCTGCCCTTG